CACATAACCAAGGTTAATTAGATTAGGGGTCTGTTCGATTTTAGTTTCTTATGATTTCGAAACTGGGGGCCCCGGATTACGCAAAATTGTAATCGCGGGTTTGCCTCTACCAGGAGCAAACGTCAGCTTAATCGGTTTAGCTGGATGGACGGGTTCGATTTTAGCCAGCAAGGGAGTTCTCTCATCGTCAGTGGAGGTTCTGCTGGGGCGGATGGTTTTAGATCGTCCGCGGGATCTTGATTTTTCTGATACTGCGATGGGAGTTTTCTTAGCAGGGTCTATGATTTCTGAGTCAACAATTACTTGTTCCGTTTTATGAGGTTTCGCCGAGACTATCTCGAGGCACAATGGGGCCTTCAAGCAGTCTGAGAGATTACGGACAGACACTAACCATGTGCCGAAAATTTTCATGTCAAAACTGGGCATAACTGCCTTTTGTTCATCCTCCATCCAATCATCATCGTTAGCATTGGGATATTGTACATCTCTATCAAAGAGGGACCAATAACTAGCAATGTGAGCCAAGGTAGGCTTTTGGGCATGGGGGAATCCGGTTACGACACGACAAAATTCGCCAATAATAGGGGTGTTTTTGTCTGTGATATAGAATGATGTAGCTTTCTGAAATAACTTTTCTTCAGGTGAAACAGATGATGGGAGCCTAACTGTGGTGTGGAATTTGCTAAGTTGCCTAGGCAAGTCACACATACTATCGGGGCATCCATACCATACATTTGGTGAATAGTACCGTGATAGGAAATTTACACCGCGTTCACCGCGCATGACAATTGCAGCATCCAATTTAAGGCCTAATTTACTGGCAGCCCAGTTAAGGTTTTTCATTGGGAGGTCTTTGTTTGCTGAATCGTCGCCGTTCATAATGCCTAAGGCTTTGAACGCGTCCGCGGGGGTGTGTTTCGTTCCGGTATGGGGATTCACTGTGTTTCGGTAAGCTATATATACCATAAAAGAATTTCGCAGGGTCTGGGAACAGGAAGTCGAACAACAACCTGAACCGTGGCAGGGTCCTTGATGAAATGAAGTACCTTGGGGAAGGAAACCGATGTTGTTGCAGTTTCTCTTTAGGAGTTCATTTAACTCAGTGCGGTAGTTTACAAAAGCTTTCATGTAAACCGCCCGGTCCACCCCTCTAAGTCGGTGAGTGATGCTACCATCCATTCTTTCCAAGTCAGATAAATTGGCAAAAGAACGTGCGGAGGTGCATATGTCAGTCACACGGGTCGCGATCTCTAGAGGGGTCTTTCCTGGGCCGTACCAGTCAAATTGCTTGCAGTGTTCGGAAAGGGCGACTGCAAAGCCAGCCATTTCCAGTTTGTCAGAATCATTGTATGTTGAAATACATCTAGGATCCTTGACGCCCTGATAGGCTTCGGCTTTAATAAAGCATTTTAACGTCTTCTTTCTAAAGGGTCCATTCACAATGGCTCGCCCTATAGATTGGCGCTGGGTAACACTGTTTTGTTTGTCGTAAATCACTTCGAAGCAAACAGGTTCAAGGGGGGTACCATTAACGACAAATTCTGCAAATTCATCGATACAAACGTCAACAAAATGGCATGCGGGGGGTTCGCTCTGTTTTAAAGAGTTAATCCTGCCATTGACGCATCGTACTTCACTAGCTAGATCTTGCACAGGTGCAAAGGCTCCATGTATAAAGGGACTCATGAAAGCTTCTAGCTTAGGTTTAATGTCTTGGTCATATACGTCTATAGCAAAGCTATACGCACGTACAGAGTCAGAGACGGGGAAAACTGTGGGTATGACGTCATCGCATGTTGAACGATGGTATTCGGTAAGGATAGCTGCCGCCTCACGATTATTTTCAATCCATGAGGCGGTTGTGGGTAGCGTCAGGTTAGTTGTACCTAGTCGAGCGACTGAAGCAATGGAGTCATCCAAATTGGCTAGAACGGTAGCACAAGCAAAGCTCCCAGGCCTTGATGTTGTGAAATATGTCCCGCTGTCGTTATGCACAGCAAAGCGTATGAATGTTTCATTCTTGTCGGTAGTGACCACGGGGTTGAACCTCGATAGAAGCTTATGTTCTAGGAGGTAGTAAGCAAGCCAAGCTGATAACCAAGTAAAGGAACGGATTGGTGAAATCAGAATGAGTTGGCGGTGGGGGCCAACTTGCTTACGCTCAACAGCGTAGGTGACAATACGTCTAGGAATAATCCCGAGGAACCAAGTGATTGACATAGTTGAATCAGATCCATAGTCCCATAACTGATGGCTGTAACGTCCACCACCAGTGATGTACGAGACCAACTCACCACTTGTATTGAAGTGGAATGAGGTGTTGTCTGTACCCATAGTGGTAGCAGTCTCTGGCACTACAGTGTAGATGAGA